CAAACAGCAATGGCAAACACCCAGAGATATAGACAGCAACTTGGTGTCACTGGCACAGGTGCTTCTATCAATCCAAATAAAAAATAACTTGACTTCCTGACGACCCTGGTGTATAATACTAGGGTCTCTTTTTATCCCTACAACAAGGACGCATGAGTAATGTTAAACTGATTGCAGTTACCCAAGGAGCAGGAGAACTTCTGGAGAAGAATGCACAAGAAGTAATCTCGTATGCTGCACGGGTAAGCAATCCAAGTAATCAATTAAATTTTGATACTTCTGCTGGTCTGTTGAAATACTGTATCAAACATCAGCACTGGAGTATCTTTGAACACGCATATATGACTCTGGAGTTGAATACTACTAGGGCTATCGCAGCCCAAGTGCTGCGTCATAGGAGTTTCACATATCAAGAATTTTCGCAACGATATGCTCCCACATCTTTCTTGAACGATATCAAACTTCCTGAACTTCGTCGGCAAGATGATAAGAATCGTCAAAACTCTATTGACGATCTTGATGGTTTTGTAGTTGAAAGACTGCAAAAGCAAATGGAAACCCTGTTTGATTCTGCTCAAGCACTGTATTCTCAGATGCTTGATAGCGGAGTCGCTAAGGAATGTGCTAGGATGGTTCTGCCTCTCTGCACTCCGACTCGTATCTACATGACTGGTTCTGTCAGGTCGTGGATTCATTATATTAATCTTCGATCTGCCAATGGAACCCAAAAAGAACATATGGATCTTGCTCTTGAATGCAAAGATGTATTCACCGAGCAGTTTCCTGACATTGCAAAAGCATTAGAATGGGAGGTGTAAATGCCCACTTATCGATTTAGAAACACTGAAACGGATGAGGTCTTTGAAAAATGGATGTACATGGCTGAGAGGGAACCATTCCTTGAAGCCAATCCAAACCTCGTTCAGATGCCAACCCCACTAAATTCTGTTGGTGAGGTTGGTGACTTCCAAAACAAAACTGATGGTGGTTGGAATGAAGTCCTCCACAAGGTCAGCAAAGTCCCAGGCTCCACAGTAAAACCCTACAAGTAAGTACATGGCAAGAAAAAAGCAAGTCTCTCAAGTTGGCATTGGTATGAGTGCTAAGCAACTTCGTCGCAAGAAGCCTATCAACGATGACTTCTTGGTTGATATTGAACCTCTTACAGATAATCAAAGAGTTCTGTTTGACGCATATAATCGTGGACAAAATCTCTTTGCTTATGGTGCTGCTGGTACAGGTAAAACCTTTATTACTATGTACCTTGCACTGAAAGATGTTCTTAATCCCAATACTCCTTACAACAAACTTTATATTGTAAGGTCATTGGTTGCTACCCGAGAGATTGGTTTTCTTCCTGGAGATCATGACGACAAGGCAGCACTTTACCAGATTCCTTATAAGAACATGGTGAAGTATATGTTCGAGATGCCTGATGATCCTTCGTTTGAAATGCTCTATGGCAATCTCAAGACCCAAGAAACTATTTCGTTCTGGTCTACTTCATTCATTCGTGGTACTACCTTTGATGATGCAATCCTTCTGATTGATGAATGTCAGAACCTGAACTTCCACGAACTTGATTCTATCATCACCCGTGTTGGTGAGAATTGTAAGATCATGTTCTGTGGTGATGCTACTCAAACTGATTTGCAAAAAACTTATGAGAAGAACGGTATCATTGATTTCACCAAAATTCTTATGGCTATGCCTGAGTTTGACTGTATTGAATTTGGTACTGAAGATATTGTCCGATCTGGTTTAGTTAAGTCTTACATCGTTAACAAATTGGCACTAGGATTCTGATGTTTACTCACCTTGATATTGAGTTTCCTGAAATGGAGACCACCTACATCGATGGAAATCGTTATTACCCAACTCCAACAACAGGGAACCTTTATCCATCAATCACCTCTGTCACTTCTCACTACAACCGCGAAGTCTTCAAAACCTGGAGACAACGTGTTGGTAATGCAGAAGCTGACAGGGTGATTAAAGAGTCTACAACAAGAGGTACTTCTTTCCACAAGTCTGCACAAGACTATCTGGAAAACAAACCAGTTGTGCATGATAATTCAGAAATTGAATTCATGTTTGATGCCGCCAAGCCTTATCTTGATAAGATAAATAATATTCACGCAATTGAAAGGTGTCTATATAGTGATGTGCTTGGCATCGCTGGGCGTGTTGATTGTATTGCTGAATACGAAGGCGAGCTTGCAATCATTGACTTCAAAACATCAAAGAAGATTAAACCTGAAGCTTGGATCCAACAGTACTTTGTCCAAGAAGTTGCATATGCTTGCATGTACTATGAGATGACTCAGAGTGTTGTCAAGAAACTTATCACTATCATGGTAACTCCTGATGGTGAGGTAAAAGTATTTGACAAACGAGACAAAAAGGAGTATATTATATTACTAAAGAAGTACATTAAAACATTTGTAGAGGACAAATTAAAGGAGTATGGACAAAGTAAATGACTTACAAACAGAATTGAAAACTAAATTCCTAAGTCAAGCAAAGTTCTCTAGCGATATTGAAACTTTTGTTAAGACTGGAGGCATCAATTACATTGAAGCAATTGTTCAGTATTGTGATCAAAACAATATTGAACTTGAAAGCGTTCCGAAGCTTCTATCTAAACCCTTGAAAGAAAGGTTGAGGTGTGAAGCTATGGAACTAAACTATCTTCGTCGTTCATCCAAAGCGAAACTTGCGATTTAAAATGACTCCCGTTGATTGCTATAGAACCTACTTAGCATTCAAGCAACATTTCTCCAAAGTTAATTACGATTACTTCAAGTACCAAGGCAAAAGTAAGGCATCGCCAGAGGCTTTCTATAAAAGAAAGGACAGGTATTTCTTTGAAAAAATGTCCAGGCAAAAGAGTGATCAAGAAATAAAAGAATACTTTCTTGCAAACTTTATTGAGTGTGACAACCCCCAGAAATTGTGGATTGGTGAAATCATTAACTCTGGAAATGATAATTATGTTAAGTGGAAAACTAGAGCAGAAAAGTTAACTTACAAGTTCAGAGAGGATATATCACATCTATTCGATGATGATAAACTTGATGATGTGCTCAAGTGTAAGGTCGGTAATCACTCCAGACTTCTCAAAGAGCACATGATAAATAAGGTGTCCATTGAGACACTTGTGATTCTTGACATGATCTTGCATTATGTCGATGATTATGATAGACTGTTAGACGATCCCATCTGGGAGTTCTACAGCCTAAAAATTAAAAAGTATCGACCGTTCTTGAACATCGACCCATCAACATTCAAAACGATTTTAAAGGAGAAAATTCTGAATGGAACTGACTGAACAGCAGCAACACTTGAAAGCTTGTGTTGAACAACAACAAACTTTGATTTCTGAAATTCAAAGTCTTCAAGGACAAACTGATGAGAAGCGTTCTCTTGCTTTGAAACTTCAGGGAATTATTGAGTATCTCCAGGGACAAGGAGTAGAACTTCCTAAGGAAGAAGCTCCTGCAGCTGAAGAAACTCCTGCGGAAACTAATGAGTGATTTCTTTGATTCGGAAATCGTACAGAAGGAAATAGATCTTATTGGTGCTTTGCAAAAGCGCGTCTATCAAAGCACCATGAATTATTTTGCATATGACTATGAGGAGAAAAAGCACCATATTCAATTGGTGAAAGATCTTATAGACAAGCAAAAAATTCTTCACACAAGACTTTCCTTATCAGACGATCCTGACGCAAAGGAATTGATTGAAAAGATGCTTAAGGCATCAGCAAAACTCGGTATGCCAAGTCACATGAACATGCGTGAAATATTTGACCACTTGGAATCCGAGATACTGAAACTTGAAGAGCTACTTGACAAAGAGCAGTAGCTCTGCTAGATTACCAAAGACCAAATCCAACGACATCCAACGTATCCAATGTCCTTTTCCAACCTTAAAAAGCAATCCTCCCTCGGTAGTTTGACTGCCAAACTTCAAAAGGAGGTTGAAAAACTGAATAGCAGTGCTTCCAACAGCAACTCTGATGACCGTCTGTGGAAGCCCGAAGTAGATAAAACTGGTAATGGTTATGCAGTAATTCGTTTTCTCCCTGCCCCTGACGGTGAAGATATTCCCTGGGCAAAGATGTACAACCATGCCTTCCAAGGAACTGGTGGTTGGCTGATTGACAACTGCCTCACTAGTGTCGGTGGTAAGTGTCCTGTCTGTGAGGCTAATACCCTCCTCTGGAACAGTGGCATCGATGCCAACAAAGAAATTGTGCGTCAGCGCAAGCGTAAACTTTCCTACTACGCAAACATCTATGTTGTGAAGGATCCTGCTAATCCTCAGAACGAAGGTAAAGTCTTCCTCTATAAGTTTGGTAAGAAGATCTTTGACAAGATCGAAGCTGCCATGAATCCTGAGTTTGAAGATGAAGAAGCATTGAACCCCTTCGACTTCTGGCAAGGTGCTGACTTCAAACTGAAGATCAAGAAGGTTGCTGGTTACTGGAACTACGACTCCTCTGAGTTTGCCCGTCCCAGTGAACTGCTTGATGGTGATGATGATGTACTAGAAGCTATCTGGCGCAAAGAGTATTCTCTCGCTGAGATCACTGGTGGTGATCAGTTCAAGACCTACGAACAACTTAAGGATCGTCTGAATGTTGTTCTTGGAAACAGTTCTACTGCTCCTGCCAAGCGTGATGAATCCTTTGATGATGAAGATGAAGATCGTGGTTCTGCCCGAGAACTGACTTCTGATCTTCGTTCCGAACTGAGCAGTCTCTCTTCAAGTAAGTCTTCTTCTGTCGATGACGATGATGACCTGAGTTACTTCCAAAAGCTCGCTGAAGAGTTCTGATAAACGAGGAGGCGCAAGCCTCCTTTTTTATGCCCTTCTAGGATTGGCAGTCTTTAAGGTTCTTACATCAACATATTCAGATGATGGTTCATTAGCAAATACATCTCTTAGATTCTCTTCTACAAGACTAATATATTCTGGTCTCAATGTATAGATGATTCGCTTATCATCATTCTTTCTGAGTTCGTATTCGTAGTTTGAAACTGATTCTATACAGTTTGTATCTTCAACTAATGAATAACCATCTGAGTATGTTACTGTGAAGTCTGAATCAACTACAAGACCTGCGGGAAGAATGATGCCATAGTTATTAGCAACTACTTCTTTAGTTTCATAGTGATGAATTTGAGCAAGTTCTTCTGGAGTATACTTTTGATTGAGATATAAATTTAGATCTGCTTGACTTAAGGGCCAATCATCTCTTACGTTTTGAATGTTGTTGATAATTAAGATGATCCAATCATAGGAAGGATCTCCATACAAAATTTCTGCTACAGCATCTGGACGATCATCACCAACGATTTGATACTTATCAAACGCAGTAAAGATGTTAATTAGATCATCACGAATCTTTGCTCTTTTGAAAAGATTTTTGATGGTGGTATAATCACCAGAAGAAGTTCTCTCATTTCTGAGAGATGGGTACTGTAAGTTTGGTAAGTATCTGAAATAAGACATTAGAATCCTACGCTATCTGCTGATTGGTTTGCATACTCATTGGCAAATAGTGGTGTTAATTCATGGAACACTGCACTAATCACACTAGTTACTGGTTGAGAATCATCACCATAAGCTGCCCAACCAACACCATCAGGAGTATAATCAACACGGAAATCTAAGAGGGCACAAACTTTTGGTTGGGGCAATGCTTCATTGCGTTCGTTGTTTGACTTCTTATATTCAACAATGAAGACGTTAGGAGTCTGCATGAAAATTGTGCCAGTGGTGCTTACACTAGGTAAACTATTTATTTTAAAGAAGCGAACCATCTGTCTGATGCGCTTTGAATCTTCTGCACTTCTTGGAGATAATTTCCAAGAGAAGTCAAAGGATCTTAGTTTAGGTCCTCTGAATAACAACTCAGCATTATTATTCACAACAGAACCAGTGGCTCTTGATAAAACTTGAAGAGGATCAACTTGAATCCCTAGCTTACCTACGATCTCAGAGGACAAATCATTTAGGATTTGTTGTTTCAATGCACCTTCACCTGGAGCATTTACGAATGCATCCGCTAGAGCAGCCCAAGCTTCCTGAGCCTGGAATCCTTTAAAACCTGTGCGTAGTAGTGCTCCA